GGCACTCCGTCACTGGTCGTGTGCAAAGCCACGCCCGCATCGAACACTGTCATCGTGGCAGCAGACTACGGGCAGGTCACGACGAGCGCGTCGTGCAGCACGGTGTCGAGCGTCAACACGACCAACACGGTGTATACCGATTGCGCGTTCAACGCGACGGGCCTTGGCAACATCTCGCTGACGGGCATTAGCCGGTTTGGTCTGACGACGGGGTGGGATGCCGCAGGCAGCTTTACTGGCACATGGGTGTCCAGCGGCACGTCGTATTACCAGTTTGCGTCAGCGGATGCGGTTGGCACCGTCAATGACCCCAAGTTGGTAATTACGTATGCGCTGGAGGGTCCGTTTGGCTTGCCGCCGTGGTTGAGCACGACGTATACCAAAGCCGTGGAAGTGACGCCCAGCGACACCGTCAACTTTGATGGGTCGGTCTATTCCGCATCAGCGGCCACGAAAGCCATTCCGGCGGATGCGCTGTATGTCGGCGTGGCTGGCGTTGTAGTGGTGGTGTTGGAGAACGGCGATACTGCCAGTTTCACAATGACGACGGGCAAAATCCTGCCGGTCAAGTGTATTCGGGTCAACAGCACGGCAACGACGGCGACGGGCCTCGTTGCGCTGTATACGGTGTAAGGGAGCAGTATGGCGGCATTTGTCAAATACAACACGTTTGCGGGTGACCTCTGCGCGGGGTTCCACGATGTCATTGGCAACGCGGGGTCCACGGCAAACACGCTGAACGTGGCGCTGACCAACGCGGCTCCCAATGTCAGCACAAACACCGTGCTGGCCGACATTTCGGAATTGGCAGCGGGCAATGGCTACACGGCGGGTGGTGCGTCCACGGCCAATACTGGCAGCAATTCAGCGGGCACGGTAACCGTGACAGGCACCAACGTCACCATTACGGCGAGTGGTGGCAGCATTGGGCCATTCCGCTACGTCGTGCTGTATAACGCTACGCAGACCAGCCCCCTGAAGCCGTTGATTGGGTATTGGGACTACGGTGCGTCTGGCCTAACTCTGGCTGACGCTGAGTCTCTGACGGTCAAATTCAACAGCGGCGTGTCCAGCGGCACGTTGTTCACGGTGGCGTAATGCGTCGGTGCTGCACCGCAGACAACCTGCGCGTGGAGTCCGTTGAGGCTGACCGGCGCGTCACGCGGTGTATTGTGTGCGGGTCACGGCATATTGAATTGAGCGCAGCACCAGGGCAACTGGGTGTGCGGAGTCTGGAGTAACGCATGTCACGTCAGTTTTGGGGGGAAACCCTCGCGTGGGCCACGGCGGACGGCACGGCCATCGCCAACAGCACCACGGAAACCATCATTTTTCCGAACATCACCATCCCGGCGAATTACCTGCAAGACGGTCGGTCGCTGCGCCTGACACTGTTTGGCAAGCATTCCACGACGGCGACTCCGACGCTGACGTTCCGTGTCCGGTGGGGCGGCGTGGCTGGCACTGTGCTGGCGGCGTCGGGGGCGGTGACGTGCGCGACGGTCACCAACGCCGGGTTCAAGATGGATGTGATCCTGACCACGCGCTCCAACGGGAGCAGTGGCACCGTGATGGCCAACGGGGAAGTGGTGGTGTATGGCAGCACGGCTCCCACCGTTGGTAGCGCCACGGGCGCACCGGCAGTGGCCCCCATGACCGCAGGCGGGCAAACGGCTCCAGCGGTGGCAACGGTCGATCTCACCGCAGACACGGCGCTGTCTGTCACCGCCACCTGGTCAGCGGCGTCGGCCAGCAACACGCTGACAGGCGTGAATTATCTGATTGAATCGTTGAACTAGGCCACGATGGCGACCCGGTTCTATTTCTCATCGACGGGGTCGCCCACCGTGTCTCCGGCGTTCGACGCAGGGTGGGAGCAGACGGCGCAAGCCGTGCGTCGTCAGATGCCGCGCAAGTCGTTGTTGTCTGCGACCACGGCATTGACCAATAGCACGGCCATCACGGTGCCGATCACAACGACGCAGGACATTTTGTGCGCGCAGTTTGTGTCGGACCCGTTACCGCCCACGCGATTGATGGTGGGCACGTTTTCGACCGTGCAACGTGCGCTGGAAAGCGCGACGACGGCCAATGTCACCCTTGCCGTTGTCGTCAAAGTGCATCCCGCCGATGGTGGCGCAAGTTTGGGCACCATCTACAGCACGTTTAACATTGACACGGAGTTTGGTACCACCGCCGCCACCCGTATTGTGAACGCGCAGGCCACAACGGCGTTGACGGTGGGCACCACGTGGCGGCTAGTTGTAGAAGTGGGTGGACACGCTGCCGCGCCTACGGCTGCAACGACCTATACGTTGCGGTTTGGCACCGCCGCTGCCAGCGATTTTGCGCTCACGTCAGGTCTGACAACAGACCTCAATACCTGGTGTGAACTGTCGCAAGACCTTGCGGTTGAAAACCTGAACAACTTCATGTTTGCGTCGGCCAAAGGAATGAGCGTGTCGCTATGACGGTGGTGTTTAGCGAGGCGTGGTTTGAGCAGCATCAGGTGTGGCTACTGCGCCTGCTATCGTGGCCGGTTGTCGGACGCGTCCTGCGGCGGGTGTTAGCCATTCGTCCCCACGACATTGGTCACACGCGACCGATTGTGGCACTTGGGCCGCACTACTACGTGGTGGATAACGACGACGGCACGTATACCGCTGATGTCCGCACCCACGCGAAATTTGGGAAGCGTCTTTACTACCGATTGCGGTGGGTGTGGGAAGCGTGCCACGCATGGGACATGGTCGTTGCGAATCGGCTGTGCCCCTCGCTCAACGTGGGATTCGACACGTTGACCGTGTATCCAGATCCGAGTACTGGCGGCACGACGTGCGATGGAACCGTGCAGCGCATCGTTGTGTCGGAAACGTGGGCCAACATCCGAACGGGCGCAGGCACGGCTGTCTCAACTACCAGTTCGACCGAAAACGTGTGTTCCATCGGCTGGGATCCGGGCAACACCGACATGTTTTCGCAATTGTATCGAGCGTATTTCACGTTCAACACGTCGCCCATCAAATTGGGCGCGACGGTCACATCGGCTTCGTTTAGCCTGATGGGGTCAGCCCTTGGCAGCGATGCTATCGCCGGGGCAGCCGTCAACGTGTTTGGGGCATCTCTCGGGGCCAACAATACACTGGCGACCACCGATTTTGGAGCGGCGCAGTCCACGCCGTTTTCCTCGCCTATCGTGCTTGGGTCGTTTGCTATTGGCAGCTATAACGCCTTCACGCTCAATGCGTCAGGACTCGGCAATATCGTGCTGGGCGGCATCTCGGCGTTTGCTATGCGGGAGTCTACCTACGATGCGACTGGCACACAGTGCCCTTGGGGTTTCTGCAATCTGCAGGCGTACATGGCTGATCAGGCGGCCACCACTAACGACCCGAAACTCGATGTGACCTTCACGGCTCCGTCGCCTTTCCTGCCTGTCAATCGGCTGCGCCCACGCGTGTTTGCGCCAGGACGAGCGCGGTAAATGTCGTTCCTGCAACTGCGCTCGCCGCGCATCAACAACAAACTGGCCAACCCGCCAGTGGTGGCGACCAATTACCCGTTCGATGCGTTGGCCGGTTCGTATGCCGTGACGGGCGCAGCGGCCACGTTCCGACGTGCATTGGCGGTGGCGGCAACCAGCGGCAGTTATGCCGTGACGGGCGCAGCCGCCGCGACCGTTGCGCGACGTGTGTTACCAACGGCCACTGCGTCGTATACGGTGTCGGGCGTTTCAGCAGCCACGTTGGCGCAACGCGCCACGTTGGCGACGGCAGGGTCTGCGGTCATTACGGGGTCGAGCGCGTTCCTGACGCGAGGCGTGACGCTGGGAGCCACCGCCGGTTCCATTGCGGTGACGGGGCAAGACGCCGTGGCGTTCTTTGTCCGCGTGTTGCTCACGGGCACGGGTGCGTTTGCGATTGTCGGTGCCGCCGCCGACATCACTGCGGGCATTCCGCCTGTAGACACCGGAGCCGTGTTGCAACGGTTCGATGCCGTTTACAATAGGGGCATCGCCATCACGCCCAGTGACACGGTGAACTTTGATGGCACGACGGGGTTTAGCACAAAACCCATGACCGCAGACGCCGTCTACGTGGGAGCCACGGGCGTGGTGTCTGTCGTGTTGGAAACAGGCGAACCCGTGTCGTTTACGGTGCCAACGGGATACGTGTTGCCGATGCGGTGTATTCGCATCAACAGCACATTGACCACGGCAAGCCAGCTTGTCGCGTTGTATTTGGTGTAGAGGATTCTTATGGCGTCATATCCCACAGCGGTGGTGTCGTTCACTCCCAAGTACACCGGCCAGACTATTGAGGCCAGCGACATCAATAACCCACAAAACGAAATTGTGGCGATTGAGTCGGACCTCATTGCGGGTCTTCCGGCAGCGCGTGGTGGCACCGGTAATACCAGCTACACCACGGGTGACATCCTGGTGGCGTCAAGCGCCTCGGCTATCGGCAAGCTAAATTCGGTGGCGTCCGGGCAGGTGCTGGCGTCCGCTGGCGCGGGCGCGACTCCGGCGTATACCGCTAATCCCGCCGTCAGCAGCGTGGTGCTGAACGGGTCCACATCCGGCACGACCACGGTCAAAGCCGCCGCGACGGCAGGCACCACGACGTTGACGCTGCCGGGTGGCACGACCAACTTCTCGGCCACGGGCGGCACGTCGCAAGTGGTCAAGCAGACCACGGCAGGGGGCGCGTTTACCGTAGCGCAACTGGCAGCAAGCGATTTGAGCAATGGCACAACCGGCACGGGCGCGGTAGTGCTGGATTCGGGGCCGACGTTCTCGGGCGACGTAAACGTTGCGGCAACCAAGAAGGTGTTCCTTGATGGTGGCGGTGACACCTACCTGGCGGAGTCGAGCGCCAACAACGTGTCGCTACAAGTAGGTGGCGCAGAACGTCTGGCCGTCAGCACGACGCTAATGACGCCGACGCTGCCGATCACCAATGCCGCGCAATTCCGTTGCGGGGCATATAACAACGCCGGTCAAAGCATTGCTACGGCCACATGGACATCTGCCAATCTGAATAGCGAAGACTACGACGTGGGCACCATGCATGACACGGTGACCAACAACTCGCGCATTACCGTGCCAACCAACGGAGCTGGCCTGTATTACGTGTGCGGCGTCATTTCGTTTGACTCCAACGGAACAGGCGTACGGTCCGGTCGCCTTCGCAAAAATGGCGCAACGGTGTTGATGCAATGTAATCAACCGAATGCTGGCGCGACCGATGCAGTGTCTGTGCCGCTGAACACAATCATTGCGTTGAGCGCGGCTGATTACATTGAAATGCAGGGGTATCAGAATTCTGGTGGCAACCTCAATATCGGGTCTGCGACCCGAGAGTTGGGGTGTACTCTGCAAATGGTCAAACTTTGGTAAGCGAGGCGCTATGATTACAGGTGTGTTGAATCGGGCCGAATTGGTGGTTGACGCTGAAACGGGTGGCGTGTCGCTTGTGGCAATGGTCGAACTGTATGACGACGTGCTGGGTTCGCTGGGCGTTCGTCGGCATGTGGTGCAAGACCCGGCTATTGTGGCGCAAGTGACGGCGTTTGCCGACGCGATGCTGCCGACGTTGAGCGCGTCACTGGGTATTGAGGTGTCACGCCCGTGACTGCCGCTGACCTGATTACGGCGGCACTTCAGCGCCTGTTGGTGCTGGAGCGCGGTGGAACGCCAAACGCCGACGATGTGAACATGGGGCTGCAACGTCTCAACGACCTGATTGAGAGTTGGCAGACCGAACGTCTGACTACGTACACCCAGAACCGAGCGACGTGGACGCTGGTGGCGAACCAGGCATCGTACACGGTGGGGTCTGGTGGCGAGATTGACATCCCGCGTCCACTCCTGCCGCAGGACATCACGGTCAAGGTGCGCGACACCAGCCAGTCGCTGCCACCGGAACTCAATCTCAACAACCTGACCGACGACGCGTGGGCGGCGGTGCCCATCAAGAACCTCACGTCGATCTATCCGACGGCGTATTACTACAGCCCGACGTATGGTTCGACCGGGTTTGGCACGTTGTCGTTCTGGCTCATTCCGACCAGCGATACACTGCAAGGCGTCATCTACTACCGTGCGCCTATCGAGACGGTCACGCTGTACGACGACATCTATCTGCCGCCGGGGTATCTGCGGGCGCTCCGTGACAACCTTGCGTTGGAGCTTGCGCCGGATTACTCGGTGCAACCGTCTGCGATGCTTGCTCAGACGGCGATTGACGCCAAAAGCAATATCAAGCGGGCCAATGAGCGTCTGGCGGACATGCAGTGTGACGCGGCGGTCACGAATCAGTCGAAGCCGTTCTACAACATCTTTGTGGGGCCGTAATGGCACGGTATCCGGGGTTTGTCTATGGGTCAAACCCGTCGCAATCGCCACTCGCTGACCCGCAGCGGACGGTGAACTGGTATCCAGAGCCGGTGCAGGCTCCTGGAGTGCCCAACTCGGCGGTGCTGTATCCCACGCCGGGATGGCGCACGTACGTCGATACCAGCTACATCGGGTGCCGCGCCATGTATGCCGTCGACGGGCAATGCTACGCCGTGGTGTCGTCGGGCCTGTTTGACATCGGGTCAGACCAAAGCGTCACGCAGCGCAACAGCAGCCAACTGATGGCGGTGGACGACAACCCCGCCCAGATGACGTGGGACGGGCACACCGACCACAAACTAGCCATCAGCAGCGGCGGCAAACTGTACCTCTACGACACCAATCCCACGGCTGCGCCTTGGACGACCACTCCGTTTTCTAACCCCGTGCTGTTCACTTCCGGCGAGGTGACCATCAGCATTGCGTCTCCGGCAGTTATCACGCAGACCGCGCACGGGTTTGTGGCAGGCGACGTGGTGATGTTCAACACCACGGGCGCACTGCCGACCGGCCTCTCAGTCGGCACGATCTACTACGTCATTGCGGCGGGCCTGACGGCCAATGCGTTTGAAGTCTCGACTACCGCAGGCGGGTCAGCGGTCAACACGTCTGGCACTCAGTCGGGCACCCATACGGTGCTGCACGGCGAGGTGCCTGCATTCCACGTCAACATGATCGCCTCGCGGGTGTTGGCGTTCGACAACGACAGCAAGACGTTGTATTGGTCGGACACCGACGACGCGACGACGTGGAATCCGCTGAGTTTTGCCCAGCGCAGCATTGCCCCCGACCCGTGGAAAGCCATGACGGTGGACGGGAAGAACCTCATCTGGCTGATTGGCGAACAAACCGGCGAAGTCTGGTATTACAGCGGGGCGCTTGATGCGCCGTTCCAGCCGGTGCCGGGAGCCGTGTTTCGCTACGGAGTGGCTGCGCCGTGGTCGTTGACCTCGATTGGTGACCAAGTGGTGTGGTTGTCGCAGAACGTCAGCGGCAACGGCATTGTGGTGATGACCAACGGCTATACGCCGGAACGCATCTCCACGTATGCGGTCGAAACGGCCATCAACCGCTATGCGGCGACAGTGGGCATCGAAGACGCGGAAGGCTACGTCTACCAGGATCAGGGCCATGTGTTCTACGTCCTGACGTTCCCTGCGGCCAACGCGACGTGGGTGTTCGACATGACCACGGGCCTGTGGCATGAGCGCGGGACGTGGAACAGCCATGCGCTGATCTACGAAGCGTGGCCCCCGCGCTGGCATGCCTTTGCCTTTGGCGTCCATCTGGTGGGGAATCGCGACGACGGCATCATCTCGGAAATGGCCGTGTCGATTACCACAGAAGGCGACGGGAACCATATCCGGCGCTTGCGGATTCCCCCGCCGTTGACGTGCGCCGACCGTATGCAGCGCATGGTGGTCAGCCGTTTGGAGTTGATGATGGAACCCGGCACAGGCAACGGGGACGCCATCATTCAGTGGGACATGGAGCCGCAGTCCTACTACGGCAGTGCGCTGTATGGCACGGGCCGTTTTGGCGTTACTACCGATGGGTCTGCAACGATTTGGATGCGGTCGAGCGCCAACGCCAAGACGTGGGGCAACCTTCGCGAGGCCAGCAACGGGTCACTGGGTGATTACGACAAGCGCGTGACGTGGTATGCCTGCGGGTCAAGTTTGAACTTGTGGGTGCCCGAGATTACGGTGAGCGATGCGATTCCGTGGCGTCTGCTGAACGCGGACGTGAAGGGCACCAACATCCAGGGCGTGACCGATGGCCCTACCTAGCCTGCCGCC